TTCTGCTTCGAGTGCTGCGAACATGGTTCACTCCTAGTTGAAAAATTTCTTGAAGCCGCCGGCTGCGCCATACGCGGCCAGCCACAGCATGAGGTAAAAGCAGGCCTTCCACGCCAGCCCTAAAACACCCCGGCCAATGTTGATCTGGAAACGCTGTGCGGCTCTGCGTTCCAGTTCATCCACGATGGCTTTTACGTCGCTTTCGGTAAGCGTTCTGTTGTCCATTCAGTTTCCCCGATCTGCACTATTTTATGCGAATTCGTAAACCATAAGCAGGCCCGGGCCGCCGCTGCCTCCTGTGCTCGCCCCCGTGGAGGGAGGGGTGCATCCGCCGCCGCCGCCGCCGCCTGCATTGGGCGAGTTGCCACCGTTACCCCCTTGGCTCCCCGCGCCTCCAGCAGACCAGAAAGAACTGCCCCCGACGCCTGACAGGAAGTCGTTAGCGGCTGCTCCTATTGCGAGGCATAGGCCCCCCAGGCCGCCGTTTACGCGCACGAGAATATTGCCCGATCCTGATACGCCCGTAAAAGCCCCTGGCGCAGGGACGATGAAAGCAGCAGCGGGGCCCGCCGCGCCGCCGCCCGCGCCGCCCGCGCAAACCATCAGGGAACCGAAGCTCGTACTGCCTCCTGCGCCCCCGGTAGTTCCCGCCACGCCGAGCCCGCTCGCTCCAACCGTGACGGTTTGGGACGTCAAACCCGCGCTGATAAACATCTCGCCGTAAGCACCGCCGTTGCCGCCAGTGCCAAGGCCGATCTGGTTCGTACCTGTCGCAGGGCCGCCGCCGCCCGCGCCGCCGCCGCCTACCGCGAACACGAACGCTTTCGTAGCATTCGCGTTGGGCGTGTAGGTGCCTGACGCTGCGAACAGTTGTACGTCGAGTAGCGTTCCCGGAATGCTTGCGCTCGCTGCCACGGCGTTCGCATTCACCTGGTTGACGATGAAGTTAAAATCCGCCATCACCTGCGAGGCGTCTGCTACTGTGCCGTTCGTCAGGATGTTGGGGAGCGTTCCAATGATTGTCGTCATGATCAGCCCCGGTTCGTATAGCCGGTATCGGCGTAACGTGCAAAGAAAGTCCCGATTGATACGCTCTGCGAAGAAGTCACCATTACGTCAATCGACATTTTCTGGAACACAAGCGGAATCGACCAAGGGATATTGTAAACCTTCGGGATATTCGAGGCCGAAGCCCACAGGAAACTCCCCCATATTCCGGACCCCCAGAATGTACCTGCAGGCGGCGTCAGGACAAACGTTGAATTAAGCGTGTTATACACGCCATCCAGTGCGGTCAGGTTGTAGTTGGTCGAGAGCCCCGAGGACGAAAGCTCAATCGTGGACTCGATCACCTGCACCTGCGCCATGTGTCCGGTCTTCGGGAACGATGACGAACGAACGTGGCTTGTCAGGTTTGTTCCGGCGTCGTTGTAGACGCTGGTCGTGCCGGGGATGCTCTGGCTCTGGTACAGCGCCGCGCCGTGCGCGCTGCCTGAGATGATGAAGCTGTTCCCGAATTCCGAGGCACAGTCATAAGTGAACGTGTGCGGGCCGGTCCAGCGCTTGCGCCGGATATCGTACCAGTAGTCGTTCGTCCCGGTCACGCCTTGCACAACCGTAGCGACGCATACCCGATAGATGTTCCCCGAGAATGACGCCGCAATTCGCGAGGGTGTCGTCGCGCTCTGGAAAGGAACCTGCACGTCGGCCACGCCGTCCGCGCCCGGTGTGTGTGAAAGCGGGGAAAGCGTGCCGAGGAAGTTCAGCACATAAGGCGCGTCCACGCCGATGAACACGATCCCGAACGGAACCTGCGTCACGCTGCGCGGTGCGCTACACCCCGTCGTCAGGCTGATGTAGTTCAGCGCGAGATTGCTCGTCGCCAAGTCGCCGGTGATCTGCCACACGCTGGACCCTTTGAACACGATCAGCGCGCCCGTCACGCCGGACGAAGTCGTCTGAACGGGCAGGCCAGACTGTGCGGTGATCGGCGTCGTGTCGCCCAGGGTTACTGACTGGCTGGCGTTCGTGCGCGTGGTCGGCACGAGGACATCGCTGAAGTAATCGACGTTCTGGAACGCGAAGTACGCCCGGTTATTGAAGTTCGCTACGCTCGTTGGTACGCCGGGGAGCGGGTTCGTTGCCAGATTGGCCGAACTCCAGGCGGGGGTGGCCGGCGTCGTGATATCGATCACGCCAAAGAAGTTCGTACCCGTGCCGCTGAACCCGGGATGCGTGACGAGGATCTTCGTGCTGACTACCGCCATCGTTGGCGGCGTCCACGCTGTAGCCGGGTTTGAACTGGGCGAAGTCGGCGTATTGCCTGCCGTCACTCCGCTGATCGTGATGAACGTGTTCGTGAGCAGGTTGTACGCGAAAGGCTCATCGTTGCCGGGGTTCCGGCCAGTGGACACCATGCCGTAGACCACGGTTCCGATGGTGATCTGCACGGACACGAAAGTAGGCGTCGTGAAACTGGCGAACGCCGTGAGCGCAGTTCCCACGCCAGGGCGTGAGACTACCAGTTCAGGGTTTGCCTGATCGAATACGAGATTCTGGAGCGCCTGACACGCGCCGGGGAAGGCGTCCGTTGCGTCGAATGCGTCACACACCCCTTTCGGCGTGAACCGTACCGGCTGGCCGTTGCGGATTGCCATTACACTTCCTCCATATCTGTGATAAAGTAGGACTCACTGACTAGGAGAAACGAATGGATGCTTTGCAGCGCTTCATGAAAAATATCGAGATGATCCCTGAATCGGGATGCTGGATCTGGACAGCTTCCACCTATCCGGACGGTCGATACGGAAAGTTCTACATGGGGCCTAAGGATTATGACGGAAGCCATCGTGCAGCTTGGCGACTTTTCAAAGGTCCGATTCCCGAGGGGGCCTACGTCTGCCACCGCTGTGACGTAACCCTTTGCGGCAATCCTTTCCATCTGTTCCTTGGCGATGCGCAGGCCAACATGACAGATAAGGTCGAGAAAAAGCGGCACCGCTGCCCAAAAGGCGAGGGCCAGTGGAAGGCAAAGCTGACGGAGGACGATGTTCGCCACATCCGAAAAATGCACGCGAAAGGCGCTACCCAACGCAGTATTGCGGAGCACTTTGGTATGACTTTCCAAGGGATTTGGGATATCGTGCATCGCAAGAACTGGAAAAACGTTGAGTGATCAATCCGTGATTTTTGTGCTTTTTAGGGTCCGATTTGAGTGAAATCTACGCGGATCGAGGCGCACGGACTTGACTACCTGTTGTTCGTCGCCTTCCATGATCAACTGGATGCGCAGCATCTTATCGCATTCGGCGAGAAACTCAGGCCGACGCGTATCGTCGGTAATCTGCATCAACCGCGCTGCCGTGGCCGTGATCAGATAGTCCTGATCCGGAAACCACGGAATGACGGTCGACTGTTCCGGTGTGGCGATATCAGGTTGCTTCACCATGTACCGGTGCGTGAGTACGATCTGCCCGCTCGATTGTGGGTAGATGAAAAGCTGGCCGGCGGATGGCGGAACCTGCGCGAGCGCCGTCACCTCGTCGTACAGGATCGTCATGAACTCGTACGGATAGTTCGCAATCGACGGATCCTTGAACTCCTGATCGTATTCTTCAGTGCTGATCGGATTCAGGAAGTACGGCAGGTTGTTCTGCTGGAAAAACAGGTCGTACGTGCGCTGGTAGTTCTGCGGCAGCACGAACGGGCCGAAGTTATTCGCGGCAACCGTGATGAATTCCGTGACCCGGTTAATCTTCAGGTCACGGTGCAGCCACAGATCCTCCAGGGTCATATTCAGGAACTGTCCGCCCTGCTGTAAAAAGCCAGGACACTTCGCGATGGTACATGCGAGGTTGACGATCTGTTGAGCCTGGAGGTATGCCATTACGCTGCCTTCTTCACCGACGCGATCTTGACCTTGCCTTTCTCGATTTCTTCATCGATATGCTTGATTTGCGTCGGGTAGTTCTTCAGGTGCGATGCTTCGGCGCTAGGCAGCGTCTTGCGCTTCTGTTTTTCCAGAAGGTCGGCGTATGCTTCCATGATCTGCGTCTTCGTGCGTTCCAACTGCGTCAGACGTTCCTCCAGAACCGGAATCTCAAGCGCCTGCTGCTGACGCATCAGCGATTCGCGCAAGGTGTCCATGCGCTCATCCAGTGACTCTTTCGACTCGTCGGCGTACAGATAGCCGCTCACCGACATGGAAGCGCCGTTCGGGCCGGGAAGGTTGATCTGGAAATTGCCCAGCACTGCTGTGGTTTCGCTCATTGTTTCCTCTGGTTAGCGCCGGCGGTCGCCGCCGCGGAGCATTTTATCCTGCGCGACCTTGTACGCGTTTTCGTTCGCGCCCATGATGTTGTTTTCGTGATCCCACGTGCGGGCCACGATTTCCTTGATGGAGCGCAGAAGATCGGTTTCGAACTCGTAAGTCGAACCGTGGTAGTACGGAACCCCGTTGATCTTCACTTCGGTCCCGCCACACGGCGCGAGGTCGATACGATACCAGTAAAGATCCTTGCCGCTTTCCGCCGTGCGCGAGAAACGTTCAGTGACGTTCGTCGTGAACATGCTCGATTGAGCTTGCGCCGACAGACGCGCGGATTCTTCTTCGGCGATGAGTCGCGCAGCGCCGGAACGACGGAGTTCTTCTTCCAGTTCGGCGATGCGCGCCTTCAGGTCTTGCTGACCGTCCGGCGCGCCTGCGTTCAGTTCTTCGTCTCCGCCTTCCGGCGGAGTGTTAGGTGTACGCGGGGGCATTTATGCTCCTGGTTACGGGGTTGTCACAGTGCCGCCAGTATACCCCGGCGTAAATGCGGAACCAGCCTCAACACGGGCCAAAAATGCCTGGTTGAGAATAATACTCCCGTAAAATACTTTCCATGATACGACGCGGGTCTGGTTCAGCGGATCCGACTTGTCAGCGCCCGTCAGGTAGTGGAATTCCGGGTTTTCCAGAAGCACTTGACCGTAGCTGTGGTTGCCGATGTAGATGGTCGGGAACACGGACACGCCCGTTGCCGGTGCTGCCGGCGGCGTTTGCGCCACGCCGATACCCGTCAGCGTCACGGTCTGGTTCGGCGTGAGTTGCGTTGCCATACCCGCGAGCGGGCCGGTCGTCGGAACACCGAGGCCGATAGCCGTAGCGAGGTTCGACGGCGTAGCCGACGTGCCGATGTACACGTTGAAGATGTAGCCGGCCAGCTGCGGCAGAACGACCGAGATGGAACCCGTCGGTCCGGTCACGCTGATCGCGTTCGACACCTGGTAGATCACCTGTTCGACCGAAGTCTGAGCCGGTGCCGCCGTCACGATGATCTGGTAGCCGGCGTTCGTCGCGAGCGTGCCGCCTGAGGTCGAGGCCGTACCGTTGATCTGCGCTGCGCCCGTCCAGTACGGCATCATGTTGGACTCAACGAAGCGCGTGCCGCCAAACGGACCTAGCTCGTTGTTGTACAGGCGGTTCACATCGCTATACGACCAGGCGTTAGCCACGGTCGTATTTTCGCGCATGTCCTGCGCCGACAGCGGGTGAATCAGGCCGATGTAGTGCTGCATGACAGCCGGCGACTTCGACGGATCGCGGTAAGCGCCCGCTTCGATCATCATGTCTTCGCGTTCGTCGCCCATGAAGCGCGGCACGCCGTAGGTGAGGAACGAACCGACGATGCGGTTGTTCTCGTGCGACGTCATCACGTCGGTTGCGAGCAGGTTGGCGCGGCTCGACTTGCCGTTCGCGTAGTTCACCTGCGTCGCGGCCAGCA